TGATACTACAGAAAGCTAGAGGTTACAACAAAGGTGGACTCAAAGCATTGGATGGTAAGACACCTACGCTGAGTAGCAGTAGTTGGCAACACAACAATCATCTAGTCCAGATACGTGAAAAGTCTAAGTGTGTCAGGACAGGAGGGCGTTTGTCCTACGACAGACACGAATGGGATAGCATAGACAATATGCATTGGCGTAAGCTTACTGTGACAGAATGTGAGAGATTACAAACTGTACCCGATGGGTATACCTGTGGCGTAAGTAACACACAACGCTACAAGATGCTAGGCAACGGATGGACAGTTGATGTTATCAAGCATATCTTTGAAGGATTAAAGGAGGAAACAATATGAGAATAAGAGTATTAGCAGAGGAGACAGTCTACAAAGAATGTTTTGTAGATGTGCCAGAACATATACTAGAATACAGTAAGGACAGACTATCAAAGACATATCTAAAGAATGCTATCCACAACTGGCTTTCTAAAAATGGATCAGATTTTAAATGGGCAGACTATGATTTTAGTTTTGACCCCTATACTTGGGAAGAGGTACAAGACAATGACTGAACAAGAACTAGAAGACATAATGAATGAAGCATTCGGTAAAACCTTTTGGCGATACCTAGCATACATATGGTCAGGATTAGAGGAGGATTATTGAGATGCCACTAGAATATTTATTCTTTCACAAGAACAAGCTCATACAAATAGCCAGTGTAGCTAAAGGACTAGAGCGAGATGCAATCTCTGTATTCAAAACAAAAGAAGAGAGAGACATGGCGTTAAACAAACTATGTATATTGAACAATCAAGTAGAGGAGATATTACAAGATGCAGTATAAAACTATGGTGATAGACGCAGATGACTTTGACTTTCAAGATCAATCTGCAATAGCAAAGATAATACAAAATTACGTTGAAGAGTTAGGTTTATCAAACTACGATCAGCTAACAAGTTTTAGATGGAGAATAGATGTAAGTGCGAGGTTTGATAATGAAAGTTAAAACATATCATAAGAATGGCAAGGCTGTCATGTTCTTAGGCTACAGTGACATAGATGCATCCAACGCAGCGAAGGTTGTCATGGGTGAGATGGGTGATGTAGGTTACTTCAAGCCACGACTAGGTACAGATGAAGACATATATGATTGGCAGTACGTCAAAGAAATAACTGATGAAGATTTACAGGAGGCATTAGGAAGGTGAGACTATACATGAACAGCAAAGGCGAATGGGTAGGCACACAAGCTGAGGCTAAGAAGATAGGTGCTGACATGGTAGAAGTACCAACGGACAAGCCCAACCTACTTAAGTGGCTTAACACATTCACTGGCAAAATCGATGAGGCTGCTAAGGAAGTTATAGACAGCAAACCAAAACCTGGTGGTGTGACATTAAAAGCACACCGATGGGATACTATTAGAGAGTGTGCAGAAAAAGCTACCATTGATGATATGACTGTGGCATTAGCTGTATACATGGATAGAGTATTAGACATTGCGGATAAGCAGAAGGAGACACAGCAATGAACTACAAAACAAAACAAGGTGCAATCATATCAGATGATGGGTACACTAAAGTAATTAAACAACATAATTTAGGTTACGGATGGGAGGCTACATTGTGGAACAATGACCGACTCGTAATCACACATGATGCTACAGGTGAAACACTGAGCATACCACCAGAGTCTACGCAAAAACTGCGAGACATATTTGCAGCTATTAAAAAGGAGACAAACAATGGCTAAAAAAACTACACAGTACGACATGATACTTAATCACCTTAAAGCAACCAAAGGATTGACGCAGCGTGAAGCATTGCTTGACTACAGCATACAGTCATTCCCTAAACGTATCAGTGAGTTGCGTAAGCTAGGGTACACCATTGATGGCATCAAGAGTAGACACCCAGTGACAGGACAGCGTTACACACGTTATGTATGGCGTTCTTCTGAGGATGTAGCGTAATGGTTTGGGCGTTAGTATGGATGCAACTACTAGTGACTTCTCAAACGGTGAAGTACTACCACGTTGAGACATACGCTAGTCAAGAGGAATGCGTTGCAGCAATGAGTGAAGCTGCTGTGCTTGTATCAAACAAGAGTGAGACACTAGCGTGCCTAGAGCTAAAGGTAGAGTAGTAATAATGCAACGCAAGAAGAAGTGGGTAGCATATGATAAGGATGGTTATGTTCTTGTCATATGCACAAACAAAAGAATAGTAGAACATTTTGTTAAAAATAGGAGGAAGAAATGATAGAGGATAAAACGTATAAAGTAAAAGTAGGTGACCATCACGATGCAGTTATATTTGTGTACGAGAGACACCGCAAGTGTTTGAACCCTGACGATAAACCAGAGGATCACAGATGGAAGCATTGGAAAGAGGTGGTAACAGTTATACCTGTCTTTGACGATGGTGATTACCAAGATTCAGAGGGAGTGCTTCTAAATAATGTAAAGGTTACAGTGGATGCATTATCAGAGTTGTATTCTGGTTGTCCCGACTACGAGATGGGTATTGAATACACTATGAACACACATCAATATATCAACGTGTAGGAACAGCTATGTACTACGCACTAGACATATATAGTAAGGCAACAAAGAAGATGTTTGCTTATCACTCAAGCGACAGCCGCAAGGATATATTGCATTTGAAAAAGATGTATGCTAAAAATAATTTTGTTTATATCAAGGAGTGTTTTGGAGAGACAGATGAAGACAAGAAAAATTATAGGCAGTCTTCCAAATATGGAGATACCTCAATTGCCAGTTAGTTTATTAAGCCATATGGAAGCTATGGGTTTGCTACCTAAGTCGCATGAAGATGATGGAGTAAACGATATAGAAATACCTTGGAGAAGTAACACTAATTATTTTAGACGTGATGTATTGGATGAGAACAATGAACCCCTTTTTTAGTTACCTTTGGTCTTTATTTATTCTGTGGCCTTTTATCTACATATTCTTGGTGCACATAGGTGTGCTATGACAGATGATGAAATCGATCCTAAAGACGATCCCCATGATGACATTACTGATAGGCTTGGGGATCTACCTAAAGAGAATACTAACAGCACTAAGCGTTCTGATAAACGTGATACTAGGAGGACAAAACAATCAGACGTTCAGCGCAAGGAATCACCAATGGCAAAAAGAGGGAAAGCCTAACGTAGTTTATTTCATTGACATGCTGATAGGCAAAGGGCATTGTCTGGAAGCGTGGGCATATTGGAAAGTGAGGAGAAAGTGGTAGACATACCAAAGCATACATCAAAGTTGTCTGAGATAGTGAAGTTTTACTTACACAGTAATAACTTCCGTAACCTCAGTGCTAAGTCACAGAAAGACTACGAGACACACTTAGATGTAATACTAAAGACTAAGGTAGAGGGTAGGCTCTTAGGTAACTACACAGTGCGTAGCATCAAAGCTAGACACACCAACCTAGCTTATGAGAAGTGGCTTGTGTCTGGTGTACGTACAGCTAACTACCGCAAGGCTGTCTTGTCTACGGCATGGAAGTACAGCATGAGGTTAGACGTAATGGACAATGACCCAGTGCGTTTGATCAAGACGAAGAGCACTAAGCCACGCAAGGTAAAGTGGACTCGTGACCAGGTTGTAGCTTTTCTTGACACAGCATACGGCAACTTCAAGTGGCGTAGCATTGGGTTGATTGTACATATGGCATACGAGTGGGCGCAACGTGTCGGAGACATGCGTACCTTGACTTGGAATAACATTAACTTCAACGAACAACGTGTTGATTTAACACAAAGTAAACGTGGTGCTGATGTACATTTACCTATACCTGATGATCTACTTTCTATGCTCAAGCAACAGAGTCAGGACTTTGGATTCCAAGACTACGTAGCACCCAAGACTACTCCAGTGGCAGGTGCATATGTGCCGTATCCAATAGACCATATTGATGATGCAATCAATGAAGTCAAGGAAGCCGCAGGACTACCAAAGAAACTGACAGCTATGGATCTACGTAGGACTGCAATCACTGAGATGGTAGAGGCAGGTGTTCAGACTCTTGAGTTGATGCAAGTAACAGGACACAAGAACCCTGATTCAGTTAAGCCATATCTAGTCAACACATTTAGTGGCGCAAGCAACGCACTAGAAAAAAGAAGGGATAAACATAGTGGGTAGAAGTAAGATGTCTCAGGAAGTACAAAGAAAAATATGGAGAGACAGGTCTAGGAAAAGATATCAGCGTGGTATAAAAATATTACGTAGGTTTAAATTAATGAAGGGATGTAAGCGTTGTGGCTTCAAGGATCATCATGCCTGTTTACATTTTCACCACAAGAATCCAGATGAAAAAAGTTTTCAGATAGGAAATGACATAGAAAAAATGACATTCAGTAGGAACAGTAAATCTAAAATTAGGCTCAAAGAAGAGATGGGTAAGTGTGAAGTCTTATGCGCTAATTGTCATGCCAAGGTAACATTTGAAGAGAAACATTGGAGGAAAGACTTATATGGTAAACATTAAGAACTACTTGCAAGACCTTGATTTAAAAGAGGATATTACACATCGAGGTGACTGTCCTCAATGCAAGGGTAAGAACACATTCACTGCTAGACGTGATGGTAGTGCGCTGCTCTACAATTGTTACAAGCTAGACTGTACCACTAAAGGAGTAGTGTCATTAGGTATGACAGCAGAGGAGATACAGCGTAAGCTAAACCCCAGATACGAAGAGCCAGAACCAGAGTATGAGCCTTTTGTTTATCCTGAGTACATAGTTAAGCCCACCGTTGAACATAGAGACTACGAAAGATTTGTAGGTAGATGGGGATTGTATGGTGAGGACTTGATGTACGATGTTAAAGATGAACGTGTAGTCTTTCCTATCTATGAAAAGGGTAGGCTCGTAGGAGCGATAGGCAGAAGCATATCATATGCAAGCCAAGTTAAGTGGTTACGCTACGACAAAACACCTACAGTCTTTACTCGTGTTGTAGGTAAGCCAACTGGTGTAGTGATATTAGTAGAGGATGTTATCAGCGCAACTGTAGCAGCTAAACTATTTCCTGGTCTAACAGGTTTAGCTATACTTGGTACGTCATTTAGTGTGGCAGATATGCAACACTTAGATAATTTCTACAAAGTTATCGTAGCGTTAGACCCTGACGCTGCATACAAGACACTACAATATAAGAGAGAGATAGAGGCTTACACAGGGTTAGAGACTATAGCGTTAAGACTCTATGATGATATTAAATATAAAGTAGATGCAGACATAAAGAAGCTAGAGGAGATAGTTTAATGACACCAAGTGAAGAAGCAGAGCTAGAAGCAAAGCAAACATACGAAGCATTTATCAAGTGGGTTAAGGTTACCTTCTACTGGATAATGGCACTGCTAGTAATACTAGCGTACTTCAATTTTGGAGTAGATAACAAAACAGGTAGCCAATACAACGGTGAAGTATATGCGCCAATGAACATAGGAGACAAGTAATGCAACCAAAGAATGTACCATGCCATATCCGTATCAAGGTAGAGCCTACTCAAAAGCAGAGAGGCAGAGCCTGTAGATTACACGGCAAAGACTTCAAGAGTATAGCTGATGCAGCGAGACACTTTAATGTGAACTATTCGTGGGCAGCAGAACAAGTTAACAAAGGGATGAACAGAGAAAACTTCCCTAAGAAGTATAGGAAGAACTATGGCTGAACATTACTGTACAACAAAAGGTTTAGGGTGGGCTTTCCTAACGTGTGTATTCTTTATACTGGGTGTGCCTGTGCTGATGTGGTTAGCTTTAGAGGGCAGCAGTTGGTACGATAAGTTTGACCTAATGAATCCGATGTTCTGATGTGGACGTTAGTGTTTATATGGTTGTTCAATGGTGAGCCAGAAGTCAGGAAGGTAGCAACATATGATGATATGTTTGAGTGCTTTAGTAACTATGATATGTTGTACTATTCAATGACACCAGAGAGTAGAGTAGGAGTAAGACTAACGTGTATACAAGGAGATACAAATGCCCAAGACAGCAATAATTGATGAGCGTGTACCACTAGGTAAAGTCTACGTTGACTTGACAGTAGATGAAGTGCTAGAGGCATGTAAGAGGTACGAGTCAGACAAAAAATTTGATGAAGAGTTAGATAAAGTTTATAACAAGGATATAAGTTTTGATTAGAGAGCTAGAGGAACAGTTAACTAAGCTTCAAGATAAGTTGAAGTCTAAGAACCTAAATAAGTTTGTACGTAAAACCTTAGAGGTAGATTGTGCATACCTACAAAAGGAAATACAAGATAGAAAAAGACAGAAGCAAATAGCTGCTTCTTACAGTTGAAACTAAAAGAGAGGAGACACACATGATGGAACTAGCTTTAATCCGCACCATGATGGATAAAGATTTCTATGATGATCACAAGGGTATACGATGCCCTGATAAGATCTTTACCAAAGATGTGCGTAAGATAAAGCAGACTCTAGACTACGCTATGGAAACATACGACAAGAGTCTAACACCATCTGAGTTAGAGGCTTTGTTCTTAGCTAACAACAGCAGTATGACTACAGCTAACAAGCAAGTCTTTAATGATTTGTTTCATAAGGTAGGCAGGGAGAAGCCACTGTCTAAAGATATAGCTACGGATGTACTGTCTAAGTTATTCCAACAAGTTGTAGGTGAAGAGATTGCCAACATAGGTTTTGATTACGTCAATGGTTCACGCTCTGGGTTAGAACCTTTGCGTAGTATACTCAGTGACTACGAGGATAACTTCTTACCTAAGCTTAACATCGATTGGGACGATACAAGTATAGAGACATTGCTAAAACTAAATGACCAACAATCTAAATGGAAGTGGAACATACCATCACTGGGACGTTACGTAGAAGGTATAAGTCCTGGTCACTTTGTTGTTGTAGCTGCACGTCCTAACACAGGTAAGACTAGCTTCCATGCTAGTACTATAGCTGCCCCCAATGGCTTCGCCCATCAGGGTGCTAAGTGTGTTATACTGTGTAACGAAGAAGCATCCCATCGTGTAGGTGCTAGGTATCTAAATGCTGCTACAAGTATGAGTGTCAGTGAAGTACAAACCAATATGGTCTTGGCTGCTACACGCTATGATTTAGTAGACAAAAACATATTTATTAAAGATAGCTCAGGTAAAGACATGGAGTGGGCAGAGGCGGTGATTAGAGCCTATGAGCCTGACATTGTAGTTCTTGATATGGGTAGCAAGTTTGCCACAGGTAAGGGAGATAGGACAGATCTGTATCTCAAGGATGCAGCAATACATGCAAGAAATATAGCAAAGCAATAC